GTTAATTATCACACTAATCTGTTCTTTTTTCAAGTTATCTATGACTTCTTTGAAAAAGTCATCATTTAATAGGTTTTTAGCCCATTGTGCGAGTAGGTGCTTGTCCATACTGATTTTGAATTCCAGAAATAATGTCGTTGATACTTAGGCTGCTTGCTGATGGCATACCTTGTCTGCTACCCAAAATGCTCATCAAGTCGTTGTAACTTAGATTTGATGGCTGAGAATACTTAACTGGCTCTGGCACTTTGCCATAGTTAGCATTTAAGAATTCCTCAAACTGCGTACCCTTTAACAAGTTTTGAGTACCAAAGTCAATTGGTGTTAGTGGTGTATATGGTGCAACAGTTGGCTTGTTTGGTGTCTTCCAATCGGTTGGGATAGGAACAATGTCAAAGCCAGTTGGTGTAGTTGTTTTAGGGCTTACAGTAGAAGCAATAATTGCAGGAACAGCAATAGGTGCAATTGTTTTAATAACTTCTGTTAATGCTGGAGGAATAATTGGAGGAGTTACTGTAGGAGAAGTAACTACAGGCGGTACAACAGGAGGAGTGACTACTGGAGGAACAACAGGAGGAGTGGTTACCACAGGAGGCACAATTGGAGTGGGTGTAATAATTGGGGTTGTATTTACTGGAGTAAGTGTAGTTGGTGTAAACGCACCCGCACCCGCATTAGCTAGTTCAAACGCAGAAGGCGCAGTAGCCAAAGCTGTATCAAATGCTGGTACTCCTGATACAAAGCCTTCACCCAAGAAAGCACCATTAGCACCAGTAACACCCAATGTTCCAACACCACTACCACCAGTCAAAGAAGTAATTGTCGGAATTGCTGCACCAGTAGCTAAAGCGTTAGATAATAGTCCAGCACCTGTGCTTCCACCAGCACCACCCAAAGCCATATCTAACGCAGTAAGTTGAGATGCGGTTAGACCAGTAGCACCACCTAATGCACCCACACCACCAAATAATCCAGCACCATAACCACCTGCTAAAGCGGCTAAAACTACAGGGTCTGAAAGGGCATCTAATAATCCACCAAAGAATGAAGGCCCTTTAGTGTATGTGCCAGTTTGTAAAAGTTCTCCAGACGGGGAAAATAATTGAGTTGGACTTCCTATTTCACTGCTAACTTTAGATGTACCAATACTTTGAAGACCGCCTACTATTGTTTCTTCACCTTGCTGGTTATATTCATAATTAGGGCTTACATAAGTATCACCAACTTTTGTAGAGCCTTGAAATGGGGCTAAAGTGGCTGCTTGAGCAATAACTTCGCCAACTGGAATCCCTGTTGCAGCCGCTATTTGAGTCGGATTCAAATTACCTTGGCTAATTAAATCAAGTACTACAGGTGCTGCTCTTTGGTCTGCCTCACCATACAAAGAATAGTGCAAATCAGCAAACTCTTGTGGTGTGTAATCGTTAGCATAATCTCTATATGCTTCAGCAACATCAGGGTTAGCCGTAAAGTAATTGATAGCCATGATTAACCCCTAATCTCTACGTTAGATGTGATGCCAGCACCAATCTTCATTGCTTTCAATTGTGCTTCTGCTTCAAACTCTTGTTGCTTCAATGCAAAGTAAGCCTGTTGTTTCTCACGCTCAAGTTGCAACTTAGCCATCTCTTTCTCACGCATCAATTGCATTTCAAGACCAGCCTTCTGTTGCGCCATCTGCATATCAATCTGCATCTGCTGTTGTTGCATCTGCAAGTCAGCTTGTGCTTTAGCTTGGTTAGCTTGTATCTCAGCCTGAGTCCTAGCCATCAATGCTTGAATCTCTGGAGGCATCTGTTGCTCTTGTGGAGGAGGATTACTCAATGCTTGGTCTTGCTCTGGGGTAATCGCTTTATAGAACTCAGCAGAGTCCTTAAACCCTGCAATCTCTACCATGCGTCCCAATGTGCCACGATACTGAGCAGGTGAGACATAAGGGTTAGCAGGGCCGTACTGACCAATCAACTGCTCTTGTTTAGCAAGAACCATCGACAACATAGCCATCTGCTCTTGTCGGTTACCAGCACCTAAACCTACGTTGATAGAAACATCATATTGGTTAGCCCATGTTCTAGGGTCAAACTCTACGAACTCGCCACGCATGCGAACCATTCGTGCTTTGTCCTGATACTTACAGAGCAAGTGCAAGATGCCTTGGAACAAAGACTTAACGCCTGTCTCAGCAAAGATTCGAGCCATCAGTTCAATCTTACCTGCGCCAGCTTGTTGCATTGAAGCTACCGCAGCAGCAGTCACGTTCTGCAAGATAGCAGGGTCTAAGCCCTGTGAAGCATCGCTAACACCAGTACGCTTAGACTGTACTGTGTCCAGATACTGAAGCATTGGGAAAGCCTGATTAGCCACGTTCTGAACAACCAACTGTTGAACAGCACCTTGTGACTTAGCACGAATAACACCACCAGCAGTAGAAGTCAGCAAGTCATCAAGGTTTACTTGACCTTCAACCGCAACTACACGAGCATTGTTTGTCAGATATAAGTTATCCAACATTTGACGAGTGATAGTCGTTTTAATTAGTTGTAGGTCAACTGTTCTGTCAGCTAACGAGTTACCAAAGAACTTGTGTGGAATTGGAATAGGACAGATTGAGTGGAAAGGAACATAGTCCACTTCCTCAACCATTTCCTTACCCTTCTCATCCTCTAGGATTTCATTAGAAGCGTAGAACACTTGAACCAATGAAGCAATGCCTTTGCCATCTATATCAGTTTTGACATAGCACTCAAAGACTTCAATCTCTTGCATTGAGGGGTCATCTGTCTGGACTTGGTAAGGTTGCTCACCAGCAGAGAAACGAGCCACACGCTCTGGCGTATAAGCCAAAGCATCACCCATCTGCAAGCCTTCAATCTGCTTCTTGTTAAAACCCATAGCTACTAAGGTGCTACGAGTCAACATCTGTCTGTGGGCTACGAATGGGCTATCAGCAATAGTTCTAGCCTTCTTGCTAATCAAGAACTCCTCTGGAGGAACATTCTCAATCGTAACTTTGCCTGACTTTTTCTTCTGTTGGACAACTACGTTATGAGTAGCACCCATCACAGGCATACCCATAGGGTCTATAACTGGCTGACCCATTGGGTCAAATATTGGAAACTCTGTCGTATCTTGCTCGACAATCTCCATAGTCTCATCACTCATCAGCATTGCTAACTCATCGTTAGACAAGTCAAAGTAACGCTCTTTAGTAATGTCTTCTTTGTCTTCCCAATATGCTTTAACGATGCCGTTCTTTTGCATCAAGGCATCTTTGAACCAATCATGCAGAATGGCTACACCAGCGTTATCACGATTGAATACCCAATTGCAGTAATCAGTAGCTTGCTTGGCAGAGGCTTCATCACGAGGGCCTTGTGGCTCAAAAACTACGATATTGTCTGAGCCTGTAAAGATACGAACTAAGCTAGGTAGCGCACCATCAATGGCTTCGGCTACTTCTCCAGTAACGATTTGAGACTTACCCTCGGTTTCATTTCCATATGGTTGACGTAAGTATGCTTGAAGTGCTTGCTTCCTTTGCTCAACAGTCTCACTCTCAATAAACCCGATGGCATCGTCAATTTCAGCCTGTAATATAGATGTTAATTCGTTCTGGCTCATAAAGCATTAACCCACTCATATGGTTTAGTAAAAGTCATGGTGTTGCGCTTGCGTACATTTAACGCTTCAGGAATGACTTGGATATTTGAAGCACAATGAAATCCAGACGCAGTTTTAGACTGCAATGGAATCATATGGTCTATGTGCCATTTTACATTAGTTATGGCACTTCTGTGTTTACTAAGTAATGCTGCCTCGTGCATTACAAACGCATCAAATTCTCCATACCATTTAGGAGTAGCGTTAATCTGTGAGGCTCTACGCTTATGAAAATCAGCTAAAACTTTTGCAGGATTATCTTTTTTCCATTTTTTAAGCCTTGCTTGTTGCTCAACACAATTCTTTTTTTGCCAATTCTTTTTGTATTCAGCCATCTTTTCAGGGTTGGCTTCTCTCCAAGCAATGTTTTGCTCTTTATTTTCAGACCAATGCTTATGTTTTAATAACTTAGTAAACTCAAGACAAGCATCACACAAGCAATCACCATTAAGTCTGCGGTCAGCAATGCCACCACGCTTACATGGTTTACCAGTAAAGTAAGTTTTAAGCCCCAAGGCTTGCGCTTGCTTCCTGTTTTTTGGCTTGGTCATTGCTCTCCTTTGGAGGTCTTCCAATTCTGGGTTTGTCCAATTTTAACTCATTTACCACATTTTCGAGCATTTCGATACGTTTTTCAAGTTCTTTTACTTTAGGTGCTAAATTTACACCCTGCATTTGTACATACATCAGACAATCCATTTCGGAGTTTGGTTAATCGGCTTAGACCAAGTTGAATGTCCTTCATCCAATCCAAGGGCTAAGTAACGGAAAGAATCAGAGCCATGACTTGACCAATCGTGTAGTGGTCTTTCATAGAATATCTTACGCTTTTCATCGTAGTCTCTGCGGTAGTTTCTCAGGCAGTTCAGTCCTGTTTGCACTTTAGGTACGTTAAACCAGCACCTTGGCAACAATCTACGGACAGCTTGGATGCCATCATCTAGTCCCATTCTGGGTGCAATCTTGACTTCTAGTCCTGATTCCTCAAGCATTTCCATTCTGCTCTTACCTGTCCCAAGTTCCCTGACCCTAACGTCATGGGGCAGAATATGCTCTGATTTGAGATAGTCGTTATCCTTAATCCACTTAACGTAGTGGTCTAATCCAACTCCGTGATTCTCGTAGTAGTCAATCAGACGCACCTCAGTACCCACCAACTGAGCCACCCAGATAGACGTTGAGTCACCCATTCCCAAGTCCCAAGCAGTAAATGTTCTGCTAATTTCCTCTCTGGGAATCTCTTGCATATGCTTCTTGTCTTCTAACTCATTGAGGATTTGCCCATAGTAAGAGCCTTCTACAGCAGCGTCAAATGAACACTCGAATTCTTGGCGGTATTTATCCTCACCCATCTCATTCTTAGCAGCCTTCAGTTCTACCTCGTCCACCACACCTGTCTCTGAGGCTTTGAACTCTAGCAAACCCCAACCTTCTTCTTTCTCTGCTCTGTCTCGCAGTTCTTTGAAGTGGTTGTGTCCTTTAGGCGTACCAATGAATAAGCACCAGCCTTTTCTGTCTGTCAGGGCTGGTCTAACAATGTCTGTCCAAATCTTAGGATTCTGGTCACCTACCTCATCAATGATTACCCCATCAAAGTATTGACCTCGCAGGGAATCAGGATTATCTGAGCCATATAGCTGGATGCGCCTACCCCAGAAGTCAACTCGTAACTCTGAGATGTTATTAGTACCGCCTAACGGAGTAGTGTATTTAACGAGATAGTCCCAAGCTACACGCTTTGCTTGTCCATAGGTAGGCGCAATGTAAGCGTATCTGGGTGTTTCTTTCTCGTTTA